TCATGCGAAACTTCCTTGCAGATTGCCGATCCATGTCGTCCCGTTGTCAAAACTCCGAAAAGCAAACAAATACTTCTGTGCCGTTGTAATAACCGGAGCCATTCCGTTCAGCCATGAAACCGATGACGGAAAGGTCATCGTTAAGTTGTCGGCCGTTACTGTTAAATACAGTTCAAAAGTAATTGCCCGGTCGGTTTTGGTTAAACCGGCTGCATTAAATGTAAAAGTCGTTGAGGTTGAGACACTTTTTGTATAAATGACCACTTCATCCTGCAGAACAATGTCTGTTCCGGATAGTTCTGATATCGCCTGATATAAGGACAAGTCCTTTACACCCATGTTGTCAGCATATGTTTTCGCTCGTTCTGCTTGCTCGGTTGCCAACACCACTTGCGTAGCACCGGCCGAGTTAACATTGGAAATCTGTGTCGTCCCGGCGGTGGTTATATTATTAATTTGTGTTGTTGTCTCCGTTTGAATTTGTGCAACAGATGTTTGAGTAGTGCTACTAATTGAGGCAAAAGTTGTTTCGCACTGATTTTTGAAACTTTCCGCCTGATTACGTAAAGTCAATGTCTCTGATTTAAGGCTCTCGGTTGTCTCTTTTAACGTGTTTGTGTCGTTTTTAATCGCTAAAGTTTCATCACGAGCCGATTTAGCTTCTGCTACCACATCTAAAACACCACCGGTTATCGCCTCTCTAACATCCTTTAACTGCTTGGACACAGTCGGGACTGCACCGTTTTCCGTTAGCACAGTCGTTATATCATTGCCATGGACGATATTGTGCCATATAGAGGCATCTGTTTCCGCTTTTGTGATAACGGCTTGTAATCTTTCTTCCATATTTGCCATTTTTATAAATCCTCAATATATTGCGGGCATTCCGTATGAACGAAATAGTGCAGATGATTAACCGCACTTGAAAGCCTATCAAAGTCATTTTTTAGTAAAATTGCCAACGCACCATCCGAAAGTGTCGGTCGGTCACGTACTTCAAGTTCTGATGTGATTTCCCAAAGGTATCCATTTAGGAGTTTTGCTTCGAACTGTTGAGTAAACCTGGCTTCTTGTTTTAATAATCCCAGACCGCCCAAAAGCGTAACAACGAACCATTCAGCACCTTCTTTTGCGTAGTATTTATACCAGGCCTCAAAAAGTGAGAATTGTTCTCTATTCATCACCCAGCGCACAGAAATTTTAGACGGCGTTTGCTCATAACGCCGCCTTTGTCTCGCCGGGCCTGCCTCCATATCGGTTCGCACAATAGCTTCACCGGGTTTTATCGCATATCCCTCTGTGGTCGGGTAAGGTAGTTTTTCAGGAAAAATTACTGTCATCTATAACTCCCATAGGCCGGGTTTAACGCATACCTTTGTTCAAGGATCGGCGATAAACCTTCACCTTTACTGATGTTTTTACCAATTGCACCCTCGATCTGCTCAACGATGATGTCCAGGTTGACATTACCGTTCATGTCGCGTGTCGGGTTTGCCGTTGTCCTTGTGCCTGAGGCCTTATTGACCACATTCACATTGACATAAACCGGCGGTTTTGAATTTAACTCTGCGCCCAGTGCTTTCATCTGTCCCGGCGTGAATACCGTTTCGCCTTTTTTCGCGATAATCGGGATCTCGCCGCCGACCAAGCCCCCGGTATGAAAACGGGGAGCATTTTCAAAAACACTTGGACTAACAGCCTTAAGTGATAAAGTATCCGTACCAATGACACCTCCTGTATGCGCTGTCGGTATGCCGAAGTAACCCATGACACCACCCATGATCGGTTTGATCACAGCGTACTGCATGGCCATTCGGACCATTCCCTCGACAACTGAGTTAACAAAGTCTCCAAAGTTCGCTTTACCGGTCATGACGAAGTTTGTCAGCGTATCTTCCATTGATTTGAAAGAGTTCTTGACCATGCTTTCGGTCATTGAAGCCATATCCGAGGCATCTTCATAAACGCTTTTCATTCCTCGGGTTACGCCGTCTTTCCAGTCCTTTGAACTTTGAAGAGCGGCAACTCCTGCTTTTTTGACCATATCATCATAAACGCGGTTCACATCATTTTTGAAATCCTCATAACCGGCTTTTGTGCTGTCAAGGTTCACCAAAGCATTATCACGCCATTCGGCCGCTTTTTGCATGGCCTGATCATAAGGATCCTTGAGCTCAAAGACCTTTTGTTTTATGTCTTCAATGGTCTTTTCGTAAGCTGATGTGTCAGTTTGTGGCAAAACAGGCGGTTTCGGAACTGCCGGCTTTTCTTCTTTCGGCCTTAATTCCGGGTTTTGAATGTACTTCAACTCATTACGAGCCTTTTGCGCATCTATCTCGGCCGCTTTCAAAAGTAGGAACTTTTCCTGAATGGCTTTTGCCTGCGGTTGAAAATCCGGATATTCAGCGGCCAAACGCCATACTTCCTTTTGGTATTCCTCCAGGTTATATTTTGACTGCGAAAGAATATCCGCCAAATCGTTTGCGAAAATCTGGTATTCCTTCAGGAACATGTTCGGCGCGTAACGTTGAAAGAACGACAAACCGCCGGTATTCTTTAATTCTTCCTTCAGGTCCTTGATGTTCTTTTCGGCCACTTTTAATTTATAGGACCATTCGGCAATGGCTTGGTTTTTGCTTTGCGCGGTCACAAGGTTGTTTGTTTCCTTGACTGTTTCAGCCATTTGTTCCTTAAGTTTAGCCAAGGTGTCCGCGTGGTCGTTTGCCGCACGTTTTGCCACGTTATGACTGTCTATTAATTTATAAAGGCCATAAACAACCAACATAACAAGACCGGCCGGGCCACCAAGCAAAGCCATAATGCCTTTCAAAAGTCCGACAGCACCGGCAAGAACCTTGGCCGCCACCGCCGTTGCGTACATCTGAACAGCGGCCACTTTGGAAACTTGCCACATCATTTTAAGGCCGAGTGTGGCAGAGGCTCCGGCTGTTCCGGTCCCCATAAGAGCGACATTCAGCGCATAAACGCTTGCCTTTAACAGGTCAATTCCTTTTGTAATCAGGCTTGCACCCAACCGGACAGTTAAAAGCGTGATGATCGGCTCAATGTATTTGGCCAATGTAAAGAACGCTTTACCGGCGATAGTTACTGCGCTTGCTAAAGTTTCACCAATAGTTTTAGCCGCACCATCAGTACCTGATATTAAATTATTAAACTGATCAAGAACTTCTTTTGTTGCTTTGTTTAATCCGTTTTCACCGATGGTTCGCGCAACTTTTGCAAGAGCATCTTCGATATTACTCATAACACCGCCCATCGTATTCATTTGTTCGGACATTGCTCCACCGAAGTTTATTGTGCCAATAGAGCGAAGATAATTTTCAATTTCTGCCGCATTTTTACCAACTTCTGTTGTAACGCCTTGAAAGATGAACTTTACACGTTCTCCCTCGACCTTTGCTTTGATACCAAACGTTTTGAGCCTTTCAAATTCACCAACAGTTGCTGAGGTAACAGCCGAAACAAACTCCAATATGTTCTTACCAAAAGCAGAGGCTGTGTTACCATAAGAGGTTAAGGCTTCCATTGAAGGTTCCAAGCCCATTGCCTTTAACCGGATAAAACTGTCGACGATTTCATCAAGTTGGAATGGCGTTGATGTGGCAAAGTCTTCAATAAGCGTAAAAGCAGCTTTAGCCTTTTCCGCAGAGCCTGTTACTGTTTTTAGTGAACCGGAAAGTCTTTCAAACTCTTTATTTGTTTCTACAATGCTCTTGAAAGTGTTCGTCAGTCCGCGCAACCCGAGGTATGCTCCAGCCAACGATGCCGCCTGTTTGAGGGTATTATTAAAGGCCTTGGCTGTGTTGTCCAAAACCTTTAAGTTATCGTTTGCCGGTGTGATGACCTGAGTTATCCGCTGAAAGGCTTTCTGTCCGTCCGAGCCAATGTTCTTGAACTCTTGCCGGACCTTGTCGCCGCCCACCGCTTCAAGTCTGATTGAAAGTTTTTTCGCTGTGTTCATTCGTTTTTTCCATAAAAAAACACCCCAACCGAACGGTTGAGGTGCCTTGTTGAAATTTGTTTTAATTAATAGTCGTAGTAGTTTGTATAACCTAAGCTATCAGTATGTGAACGAGAATTAAAGCTGTCATCACCAATATTTCCATAGGAGTTTGTGTAACCCCAGCTGTCCGTATGTGAGCGAACATTAACATCTCTGTCACCGATTGAACCATATGTGTTTGTATAGCCTAGGCTGTCAGTATGAGAATGGGTATTTACGTCATCATCGCCAATAGAGCCGTAAGTATTTGTGTATCCAAGGCTATCGGTATGAGAGCGCGTATTTACATCTCTGTCGCCAATTGAACCGTAGGTGTTTGTGTAGCCGAGGCTGTCTGTATGCGAGCGAATGTTTACGTATTCACCGTCAGAATTTGTTCCACTGCAATTCCGATATCCGAGACTGTCTTCATGACAACGAATTTGCGCATTTGCATTAAAAGCTAAGAGACAAAAACATAAGGTAAAAAGTATCTTTTTCATGACGAATCCTTTCTTTTTACTTTATTAATATCAAACGCAAAATAAAAATTCAAGATGTCTGACCTAACTTCTGCCACTTTCTGACATATCACTCATTCCGGCCTTAATTCCTTGGATTCCGACCGATAACAGTTCAGTCATCACCGCACTTTTTAATCCCAAATTCTCAGCCACCGTCAGCGCAACTCCAAGATCAGGCTCGGAAAGTTTTAATAAAACCTCCCAAGCCTGATGTCCTTCTGTGGTTTTTAAGGTTGTTTCGACGTATCGGCATCTGTAGATGGGGCAGTTGATTTCTTGCTCGCCGCACCCTTGGCAGTAGTTTCGCCCGGAGCCGAAGTGCCATCTTGCTCGGGCGTATATGCGTTTTTTTCGGCCTCAAGTATTTCTTGAATGCCGCAATACTGTTGTCTGAATGTTTCGGCGATACTCCAAAAGTTCGTGAAGAGCTCCTCAATTTTGACCGGTGTCAGCGGTGCTTTTTCGTCTGTTTCGGCTTCTAAAATGCCGTCCCATTCAATAATGCCCGCCAGCGCAAGACCCAAAATTAACTGCTGATCGGCAAAGGCTTCACGCTTTGTGATGTCCTCTAAATCCGGCAAGTTTTCATCTTTTGCACCGTTTTCGCGAACATCTTTAATGCGCTTGGCCATATCGGCGACCTTTGAATTCATATAGGCTTTTGCCTCATAGAATACGGAAGATGTACAGGGTTTAACTTTTACCCGGACACCCATTCCCAAATCCAACCAGTAAGGCTCATTCTTAAACTTTAACTTTAACATTAGTATTCCTCCATATCGTTATACAATTGAACAGTTACCATTTTGCCGAGTTCTGCGTTCTTAGCCCCTTGGAAATCATAGGTACATTCAATGCCGCCAGGGCCTGAAATAGAACGTTTCGGTTTTGGCAGATACACTTCATGGCAAGTAATAACGAGCCTTTGCGTATCAGATAACTGATAACCGAGCTCTAAGTCAACCGGAACGCCGGCGCGAGCCTTGTCCATTAAAGCATTGTCACCATAACGAACTGCAATCGAACCGGACAATGAGGCCACGCCCAAATCAATCGCTTCAACTTTGCCATCGCTCCGGATCGTTTCAATTTTTTCAAGGTTATTTGAATAGGTAACCGAGGCACTGGTCACATTGGCCAATGTTTCGCCACCGGATTTAATAAAGCCTTGGAACTGTGAAAAGCGCGTATAGTTCTTAACTTCCGGTGCATCTGAAACAGATGTTTCAGATGCTGTTTCACTTTGGGCCATTAAAGAAACGGTTGCTTGTGCTTCACCGGACCTAGCGAAGTTAAAGGCAATAGAGTTCGCACGTGCGCCAAGGAATCTGATGTATTCAGGTACTTCGGCAAGTCCTAATTCAAGAGAGTAGCTCGGAAGCGTGGTTTTACCGCTTTCAAATGTATGCGTATAAACGCCATTTTCGTTAGTTGTTTCCGGAACTCCGAAGACAGCTTTCAGCCAAATTCCGATGTTTCTGAGGTCAACCGGCACCGCCAAATCACCTTCAACGTTAATAACGTCTTGGAAAGGTGTGGTCGGGTCGCGGCCAAGGCCTAAAACATTTGAGGAAATCAAGCCTTGCTCGCTGTCAATTGCACTTGAGGCAAACGGCACTTGGGTATAAGGTCCAGAAGAAAGAGTGCCGTAAGTGCTTTCTTCAGCGATTAATAGTTTGGCATTCCAGCCATATGCTCGTGACATATTTGTCTCCTTTTTTAAATTAAGTTAGAATTTGAGGTGTATTCAAGGACAATGGGAACGATCGCACCTTTGATGGTTACGCCACCTTCAACAGGTTCTTCCACAAACTCGGGTGGATCCGCGTGCATATAATCAACTTCGCCACCGAGGCGAGGATCATTCTGCAAAAGTTCACCGATTTCCACCAACAGCCAGTCCAAGGCTTGATCGCGCTCGGCCGGTGTTTCTTTTTGAACAATGACTTCCAGTTCTGCCCGATGTGTGAAAATGTAGCAAGGCGGCGACAATAAAATCTCCGGCTCGCCGACATTACCATCGCGCAGAATAACCAAACCGCCATCAGGGATTTTTTGCGGCAGAGGATCATTGCGCTTAACAGCCACATCAAGCGTTGAAAGCCTTTCAAATAAAGCGTTTAATACGATTTCTCTTTTACTCATCTTCGCTCCAGTTTTGCAAAATCAAGCTCGGCACTTTGTTTTGCCAACGCTCGCTTTCACTTTCAAAGTTAATTAATTTCGGCATTTTGACCTGAGGCACCAAGATAAAGGCAATAACTGTCTTTTTCTTTTTGGTATGGACAAGCAATGAACAGGCATTGCGGCGATACAAAAACTGTAGCCGCACGCCTTTCATCTGTTCATAAAGCCCCGGTGTCATACGTTTACCGCGTGCTTTTTTCGGGATTGCATCGGTCGGAATGGCAAGCCACAGACCGTTTTTGCCTCGGATAATGCTTGCGTATTCAAAGCCCTGCATAATCTTTTCAGCATTAGAATAGACCTGACCGGCCGCGCTGATACTCGGCTTTCCTTTCGGATAGACGACACCGCGCCAAGTGTTGGCCATGCGGGAACTCATACCGGCCGAGCGGACCTGTTCGCGCAAAGACGTTTTAAGGCCATTCGTTGCCGCCGTTATTCCTAACGTCACAGCTTTGGCACCTTCTGAATAGTGCTTTTCCATGACATCAGACAGTTTCCCTTGTAGTGCAAGTTTTAATTGCATAGCACATCAACACTCCATACTAGATTATGAATATCTTTGACCGGTTCCGTATGCACCCGATAAGTTGCCGCATCTGTTTCTATTGTGTCCCCGACAGCTAAATCAGGCGCATCAGAAATCCGGATCTTCATAAAATGCGTGTCGGTGTGAGCCTTAACAAAACCCACACCGACCACTTCGTCAGGTTCAATCAATAAAAAAAGGACTTCTCGTCCTTGATAATTCCCGATCGTTCCGCACCGATTAAACAGGCTGTCCACCGCCTTTTTGAGAGGAAGGGTCATCTTTACCTCCTGTTTCATCAGGTTTCTGTGGTTGCTGTGGCTGTGTTGCCGGCTTTTGGCCACCTTTAATAGGCACTGCAAAACCGCGTTCTATCAGACTTTTTGCATCTGCTTCGTTCAGGTCATACTCCTTACCGGGAGCGATTTCTCTGCCGGCAGATACAACTAATGTAATCAAGGCCTTAATACGCATTTATACCTCCTAACCAATGGTTGCACAGAATGAAGCATTCGGACGATAAGGAACGACCAAAGGCGCAGACTGCAATAACAGCCAACGAACCGATGGATCTTCCTCAACCCAGGACTTTGTGAAGTATCTGTGGGCTGTCCAGTTTGCTTTTTCATCGTGGATCGCACCATAGCAACGGGTTCCTTCAAGTCCGTCTTTGGATCCCATGATGACGGTTTTGGCCGGCAAAAGTTTGCTTTCGACACCGGCATCATTGATATAAATGTCATTGTAAACATAGATATCAAAGTCACCGATAGAGCCAACGTAGCGCACTTTGGAGTTTTCACCACGAATGATCGGGTCAACATTCAAAGTGTTGTTGGTGCCTCTGCGGTAATCTAAGAACTTTTTCACATCATCTTTTGAGCGGAAGATTTTCCATGCTTCAGGATCCATGATGACCGTTTTTGCGATCATACCGGACTTTGTTTGAACCAAATCGGCCCAATCTTCAAGGTCATTAATCGGGTTAACAGCCGCAGTTTCCCATGTGGCAGAACCGGTTAAGGCCTTTGTCAAAGCCGCATCACGTCCGAAGTTCACAGTTGTTGACGGATAACCATCGCCGGAAACGACGACTTGTCCGGTTCTTAAGATTTCGGCCGCCATCACTTCTTCACGACGGGTCAGATTTTCCAACTGGTCGGTCAAAGTTGTGGCCAAAGCGCGTTCATAGCGTTGAGCTGGGGACAAAGAGCCACCGATAATCTCACCGGCAACGCGTTTATACGGAATGTTTGCATCAAAGCGGCGTTTGTCTTTCACATAAGCCGGCTTGAATGATTTGGTCTGATAACCACCGCTATCAACAACCTTGCCGGGAAGAAGTGGAGAAACAAACGGAGAGATGCGCGGCTTGCTGTCCGTCACATCAAAAAAGATCTCTTCTTTATCCGAAGTTTGCACATTCGGGAAGAAGGTGTCGAGCAAGAAAGACGAAGGCGTGTGTAAACGTTCAACGACTTTTGCGAGCACGTTTGTAGAAAAAATATCCATATATAGCTCCTTAAATTATAATATTATTACATTTGTGCAAGAAGAAAAAATAATGTAATGAGAAGCAAATTTCTTGCAGAAATACTTATTGATATTTCAAAGAAAATTTGCAAACAAAACACTTTTTTTATCTTGCCGTCGGTTTAGTTTTTATGGGTGCTCCCTTTGTCATAATATTTGCCAATATGCTCAATATTGTCTGCATATTATTCCTTGTGTTCACCTCATAAAAACGTGAACACAAATATGATAATATTACGATTTAAGGAGCTTATTCCTTTCAGTATGCTTGATTTGTTTTAATAAAGATGTTTTTCGCTCTGAGTTTGGCCTTTAAGCCGTCAGCGGAAGCACCGCTTGCCACAGTCAGAGCCGCAGAGTTAAACTCGCCGGTCAAATAGACAACGGCTTGTTTATCTTCGCTTGTAGCATCAACAGCCTCAGCCAAAATGGCTTCAGGTGTGTCAGATGCACCACAGATGGTTAAAGCATCACCTGATGCCTTTAATACTGTGCCTCGTGTGTAACTGCCGCCGGTAATGGTGGCCAGTTCAGAAACGCGAGGGAATTCGCCGGCCAGTAAGGTGTCGGCGGTTGTGGACCCTTGGTCCGTAAATCCTTGTACAGTCATGTGTTAACCTCCAATTGTGTAAGAAGCGATGCGGTTTGCAACGTCTTCGGGTGTTTCTTCTTTATCCTCGGCAGATGGTGTGATCGCCGGGTTTTTGATTTGTGCCATTGCCACATCAAGCGCATTGGTTTGTTTGGCAACAGGCACCGTTTCTAAAATGGCCAAAATGTCAGATGCTGACAAATCGGTCTTGGCAAGCAATGCCTGAGCAGTTGCTTCCTTGCCTTTGACATTTTCGGCAGACAGAACTTGAGACATGCGCTCGCGTTCCTGTGCTTTGATGTCAACAGACGTTTTTTCTAAAGTATCATTCATGAATGATTTCTCCGTTGATGGGGACGTATCACCCGCTAATTGACGAACATGGTGCTGACCAAAAGGATTGGCTGCTAGGGATTTATTCGCAGATGATGCGGGAACATCATCAAGAAGAAATTCTGCAGCAGGCGAGCCATTTTTGTCGCATCCGTCCGGACAAGATGAAAATTGCTTTTTAACGGTGGCATTTTTCTGAAATGTAGAATCAACTACATTTTCATCAAAATCCCTTATTCTAAAACAATTTTTATTCTTGCCATTTTCGTCTATTAACGAGTGATACGTCCCATTGTTAAGGTCTGAGATGATGGCTTCAAACGAAGCTAGGCTGTCCGCCAGACCGATCCGAACAGCATTTTGGCCCACAAAAACATCACCGCCACCGAAGTTTTCGATGACATTTTGCGGCGATATATCCCTGTGGAGCGCAACTTTATTGATGAAAACCTCTGCCAGCGCATCAATATGAGCCTGGATTTTGGCTTTCCCTTCTTCTGTTTCCACGTCCGGCCGCTTGTTCGGGCTTTGCGAGGAAACAATTTCAATGGTCTTTTTATCGTCCTCTTTTTCAAAAATGGACACGACACCTATGGACCCGATAATAGCCGTATCGGCCGCCATAATCTTGTCGCAGGCAGAGGCGATCCAGTACGCACCGGAGCAACAAGAGCCTGATGCATAAGCGAGGATCGGCTTTTTACCTCTGGCGTTGTAGATCATATCGGCCAGTTCGGAACAGCCATTGACTTCGCCGCCCGGACTGTCCACATCAAAGACAATGGCCGAGATGTTCGGGTCGTTCAGGGCTTTGTTAAAGTCTTGCGCCAAGAGTTCATAAGATGTCGCGCCACAGACCGCCGTCAAAAGGTTGGCGTGTCTGAATAGCGGACCGATTACCGGAATAACAGCAACGCCGCCTCGGGTGGAGACGGCGTAGGTGTTTTTCATATCGCGGCCCATTTCTTTGGCTATGGCCTCAGGGCTCTTGTTCGTTTGGTGTGCTATCGAAACCATTGTCGAGAGCATCTCGGGCGTTATTGCCCAAACGGTCTTTTGCATGAGTTTCATTTTTTTCCTTTCAAAAAATTAAAAACCTTTACTTTCTTTTTGAAAAAGTAAAGGATAATCAAATAACCTTTACTTTCTCATTCGTAAAGGCATCAAAAAAGCCCCACAAAAGTGAGGCTATTTTATTTTTTTCGTATTTTGCTATTTTTGTAAAATACGGTTAGACTTCTAGGCTATCTTTATTCAATAAAAATTCTTTTAAGCTCATAATTGTTATTCCGTTTTCATCCAGATAAGGTCTTAAAAGATCATTATTCGTAATAATAATCTTCTTAAACCCATCACGAATATTAAGCAAAGACTTTTCTTCCTGCATCATTTTTTGTGGGGTCGGCAGATCTAAAGCTGATTGTATGTAATATCGTTTATTTCCGATATTTGCTACGAAATCTACTTCAGCCGAAGTCTTTGCTGTAACATTTACTTCGCCCACATCGACATTATAGCCCCTGATTTTTAATTCATTATAAATGATGTTTTCCATAATATGACTTTCTTCTGCCTGGCGAAAATCAATACAAGTATTCCTCAAACCAATGTCCGTAAAATAACATTTAAACGGCGTATTTATGTATTTTTTACCCTTTATATCATACCGCAATACCTTATTAATGAAAAAGGCATCTTGTAGATAATCCAGATACTGTTTTATCGTTGGGGCTGTCAAATCAACGTGTTTGAGACTTTTGAAAGTATTCTCCAACTTTTTAGGATTTATCAAAGAACCTATAGAAGACGACAGTATTTCCAACAGTTCTTCAAATTCCGCTGTGTTTTTTATGCCATTTCTATCAATTATGTCCTTAATATAAGTTTCCTTAAACAGATTTTTTAAATACTTAACCTTTTGTTCTTCCTTCTGATAAGTCAAAACCAATGGTATTCCACCATAGAGGGTGTAATCTTCCCATGCTTTTTTCCAATTATCATGATAAAGCGGATAAATTTCAGAGAAACTCAGCGGATAAACGCGTATTTCATCACCACGTCCGCGAAATTCCGTTACTACGTCCGATGATAGAAATTTAGAATTGCTACCAGTAACATAAACATCTAAATTTCTGATATGCAAAAAGCCATTTAAGACACTGACAAAATCTTCCATCATCTGAACCTCATCCAGCAGGAGATAGTACATTTTATCGTCTTTAATGCAAGATTTGACATACTCATTGCATGTGTCAGGATTACGATATTTTACATCGTCTCTGGTATCCAAATCAATGTGAATAATGTGATCTTTTGCACATCCATTATCCAGTAAATGTCCGGTAAACAATTCAGATAATAAATAAGATTTACCGCAACGTCTGATGCCACTGACAATTTTTATCATTCCGTTATGTTTTCGGTCAATCAGCTGATTTAGATAAAAATCTCTTTTAATTTGCATAAATCCTCCTATTTTATTTTTTTCGTAAAATACAAATTTTATAAAATGGATTATAGCCAATTACGATACATAAATCAACTCCTATTTTATTTTTTTTGCATTTTACAATTTTTGTAAAATAGAAATGCGCATTATTGGATGTCAGCAGATTCATCTGTTTCTTGTGTATTGTCCTCCTTTCGGGTTAAATCTTCTGCTGTTAAACCTAATTCGGCGAGTTTGGCTTTTTCTCTTGCCCGTTGTTCCAAAACTTCTTCCCAGTCCAAGCCTTGACCGGCACATTCGGCCTCTAATGTTGAAAGTCCGATATCCATTCGGATTTGGCAGGCCTGAGCTTCTTTGACCGGGTCAACCCAGCCACGACCAGGACCGATCCATTTACACCTTGTGTATGCGTATCGTTTTTCATAAAAGTCTGGAGCATCAACCAAACCTTTATTGACTGCTTCTTCGAGCCAAAGTTCATAAACCGGTGTGGCCCAGTAAGTGGAAAGCCATTGTCGGCGGCCATTAAAGTATCGCCAGGCCTCGAGCAATGCCGACCGGGCAGACGAGTAATTGGTCTTTGAAAAGTCTTTCAAGAGCAATTCATAAGGAATGTTAAGTCCGGTTCCGATATGGCGGAGCAAGTTTTCAACGAAAGCTCCATAAGCCGAGTTCGGTCGTGATGGTGTGAATGGCGCGACTTTATCACCAGGAAAAACAGGGATGATAGAGCCACCTTCAAGTTTAACCTGCCAATCCTTTTTCGCAGACAGGTAATCATCACTTGAGCCGCCGAACAGTTCGTTCAGGCTTTCGCCATCCATCGGAGTTTCAATAAATGCGGCTATCATTGCGTTAACGATCGCGGCCTGAAGCTCAGATCGTTCGTAATGGTCCAACATTTTGAACATCGGCATTATGGAACTGAGGACAGGCTTTCCACGAGATTGGCCGATACGACTGATATCGTGAACGTGTAGAACTCGTCTCCGGCCAAATGAAGTAAATGCCGGAATACGCTCCCAAGACTTTAGGTCTGTCCAAAAGTCGCCCGGGTGGTCTTTTTGAATATAGTAGGCTATCGGTGCGCCATATTTATCTATTTCAATACCACCGCGGAGGGTTTTGCTGTCCGTTTGGCCGTTTGGATTAGACAGCCGGTCAGGTTCTACCAACTGAATTGCAGTAGAAAACTTCCGGTCTTTCAGCCATAGCGGAATAGCCAAAGCCTCGCCGTTGATCAGGCAAGACTTGAAAACTTGTGTCGTCAGGCCATGGAAAGTTAAGGACTTGGCCGCATCACATTCAAAAGTTTCGGACCATGATCGCCATAAACTTTCAACATGTGCCTGCCATTCTTCTTCCCATTCCTTGGTTTTGCCCAGTAGCCGATACTCTGGTTTGGCCGATAAACGAAACCCGGTGCCGACTATGTTATCGGACAAGGTCTGCATTGCACCAGCGGCAATTCCATGATTTCGCGTTAAGTCGCGCGACCGGGCAACAATCGTGTCCAATTCCGGCAACAAATCGCTGTCGGCAGAACCGCGACCCGGAAGCCATGAGGCAATTTCTCGCAAAGTTTGCGAAGCTGCTTTGTGTGATGTGTCTGTCATTAAAAACTCACTTTCATTATCCGGCGGCAGCATGTTGGCGTGCCTTCAGCCGCGGCAATTTGCAATTTAAGAGAGCTGATGTAGCTTTCAAGGGCGGTCCGGTTCGCTTGGTTATAGGTTGTGGTGCCAAAGTTGCCAACGCTGACCGAGACTTCTTTTTCACCGATCATCAACTTGTGATAGGCTTCTTCGGCCTCAATCAGTCTTATTTTCAAAATTTCTACGTTTGTTATAGCCATGGGTCATTCACCTTTGTTGGTTGGATTTGAATAAATTTCGGTTGCTTTTTAACTTTTATCTTTTGGTTCGGTTCCTTTGGAATAGCCGCTTCCAGTTCTTGCCAACCGCGCTCGGATATCCGATCAAGTCCGTAAATAGCCGCACCGGCACGCGCATAAACGCGGCAGTCCAAGGCTTCGTTTCGCCGGGTTGGATCTTTTTCCCAAACTGACTTCGGATAACCGTTGGTCACCTTGACGATTTGCCGTTCAGCTGTCAGCTGTTTGAAATACTCCTCAGCATATGCCGGGAAGTGACAGCGGCCGAACTGTGAGGCATCTTCGCCGACACGTTCCATCTTCAGCCACCGGTAAAGCTCAGTTTTAATCACCGGACCGGACACGTTCCACACCTTCAGGCCTTTCTTTTTCGTATCAGCCTTGGATGTAGAAAGGATCATCGCCGTATCGCGGCTTTGACCTTTAATGGCAACAACGGTTCGCGGCGCATTGGCCCTGGCACCGTTACCACCCCAAACTGCTTGGTTAAACTGGCGCACAAAGCTGTAAACGTCTTGCGTGGCATAACCGGAGTCAATGCACATCACCCGGATCGGCATTGTGATCCCGCTTTCGTGCGGATAATCCTTATTAACAACATCGGCGAGTTTGGCCCAGACCTCCAGCTTGGCGGTATCACCGTCCAAAACGTAATAGTCAACGGACCAACTTTGCTTTTGCCGGCCCCAAGCGACCACTTCGCATTCGATACGGTTCTTTTGAATGTCCACGCCGGCGGTCAGGAATAACCCATCGCGCGGCACAACACCCATCGGGTAATTTTCCCGAGTTTCATAGAGCCGTTGCCATTCCGGAGCCTCGCTTTCTTGCTCGTAGGTTTCACCTAAAATCGTATTCCGGAAGCCTTGCATCAGCGTGGCATCTTTCTTGGCTTTTTCGTAAATTTGCACGCATTCAGCCCAGGACAGCCACCCGACCGGGGAGTAAAGCGAGGACAGATGAAAGCCTGCGGTCAGGCCGTCAATAGATTCCGATGTTGCTTCCCAGTGGCCGGCTTCAAGCATCTGTGTTTTATAATGTTCCGCGATCAGCTTGTGGCAGTGCTCGCATTCATAAAAGACTATGCCGTTTTCCTGTGGCCGGATTTGTTCCCATTTAAGGGCCTGAAAACCGCCACAGAACGGACAAGGAAGTTTATAGAGCCTTTGGTCCGAGTGCGAAAACTCGCGCTCAATAGCCGAAACTCCTTTTATTGTTGGCGTTGAAACCAGGAATATCTTTTTCTTGGTGTTAAATGTCGCCGTTCTTCGCTCTGCCAGCAGGATCGGATCACCTTCGCCCTCAATGTCGGCCGGATAACCGTCAATCTCGTCCATAAACAGGTATCGGGCCGGCATAGAACGCAAGCCAACGGCCGAATTCGCACCGGTCATCACCAACACGCCGCCTTGGAAGTCCTTTGACAGCATGGTATTGCCTTTATCGCGTGACCGGGCAGAACTGACCAGGTTTTTAAGAGTTGGACAGTCCTCGATCAGCGGATCAATACGCTGGCGCGAGTTACGCTTGGCCATTTCCACAGTTGGCGAGATAGCCATAATCGGACCGGGAGCCTTATGAATGATGTAGCCAATCCAGTTATTGCCGCATTCAGTGCCGCCGATCTGTGCGCCTTTCATAAAGACGACCTTTTGAATTGGCGACCTTGGCGACAGGCAGTCCATTATCTCTTTCAGGTAAGGTGTACGTTTGGTACGCCAGCGACCGGGTTCTGCGGCCGACTTTGACGACAAGGTCCGGTAAGCATCAGCCCAGTCCGACACCGACATATAACTGTCCGGTTCTAATCCCCGGAATATCTCTGATGCAATAAAACCCTGCAAATCAAAGGTTTCGATTGAGGAGTTCTTCGCTGTTTGAAAGGAGTTCACTGATATATTTCTCCAAAATCAATGTTGTTGTGTGTTCATCCGTATTCAGCTCGGAAGCAATAATTGCACCGTAGCGCACCGGAAAGCTCAACATCAAATCTCTAATGGAGCGGCCCAATGTGTATGCGTACTGTGCGGCTTTCTTTTTATCTACGACTTCGCCATTCAAGACCCTCAGTTTTGCCTTGGCGATCATGGCCCGGTAATAAATATCGGCCGTTTTGGCCTGTTGAAATGTTCCCATGTTGTTGGGCCGACTTTCAATCTGAGATTCAAATATCGGGTCGGGTTTACGCTGTTTTGACTGGTCGGTATTGATGAACCAGTCCCGATTGGCTTCTTCCACATCTATTTTGCCATCAGGCTCGGTATGAATGCGGCCGGACTTGATTGCGTTCTGAACTGCGCTTAAATTTACGCCCCTAAATCGCGCATATTCCCGCATTGATACTTTATTTGCCATATTTCTTCACTTTCTTGCATTATTTACTGGACTAATCTTTTATTCCAAGCATTCATTGTGTTGTGTTAACCAGATAGAAAGGATAAAAAATGACAACACAAAAGAAAAAACCAGTAGCTAAGACTACAACTAAAAAATCAACCTCCAGTATCACTGATAAAGAGTTAGGTAATATCCTGACCGAAACCCTGGCCAAGGTAGCCGAGCCGGAGCCAACGATCGCACAGCCGCAACCGGTTAAGATTGACGGTCGCGACAAAACAGCCTTTATGGTTGTTATGCTCAGCCGCCCGGAAGGAGCTACCTTAAAAGAGATGGCTGAGGCCCTCGGATGGAAAGAAAACTCGATCCGCGGTGCGATGTCGCTTTATGCCAAAAAGACTAAGTCAACCATCGCCTCCGAAAAGAAAGACGGCGTTCGGACTTATTACCTTAAGACCAAAGCCTAAATTATTATCCAGTAAAAAAGGGACCGACTAAAATCGGCCCCTTATTTTTTGTGCGGTTTCTATCCTATTTCAAAATATCGCATACAGGTATTTAGTAAGTGTTGATAATCACCCGATGTTGCTTCCATTCTGAATTCATCAACTTGTTCCTCGGTCAGACCGGCTCTGCGCATTGCTTTAATACAAATACCTAATATGTTAAATGCGTTGCTGTTTTCTCCAATAAGTTTAACCGTTATCTCAGGATATTTTGGCATGCTGTTCTTCCATTTTTTTGAGTTCGTTAAATACGGCAAGGCGGCGGTTAACAGCCTCTTGTGCGACAAAGACCGTTGCACCGCCGTCTTTTAGAGCCACAAAGCAAACCAAGAGGTCGATGTTTTCTTTTGCCAGTGCATCATGGACCTCATTGAACGTGTGGCTCAGTTCCTCGAGCCGTTTATCTGCCACTTGGCAGTATTTCTTTTTCTTCGGCTGAGGTTGCGGTTGGTACCCATAGTAATTATTTCCAACAGCGATCAACATGGTATCAACCGCACAATTATGTTTGTTAATGGTTCCTGCGGCCTCTTTAATTTTGGCCATCAAATCTTCCGGTACTTCTTTATACATTTTAATCTCTCCAAATTGGTAATATGTCACCGCTGTCCAGGTCTGAGCTGTAACCCAGGAGCTTTTTCATTTCGTCTTGCGAATGCAGGCTTACTCCGCCGATGCACTTTATCGTTACGCCATAGGTCTTGCAGAGTTTGGTTAAATCCTTGGCGAAGTTCTCATAAGCGCGAGGCTTTACGTCCGGGAATGCTTTCGGGTCCACATAGTAGCGGAACTCTTTAATCAGGCGGATTGTGCTCATTTGCCTTTTAAATACCGAGGCGAATGTCTCGAGGTTAGCGCTGAGTTCTTCGGCGAACTCGTCAGCGATGTGACGACCCCAGCGACTATCCATCAGGCCCAAGGTCTGTTGCGGGGTTAAGCCCTTGGATTGGATGATCTCGGCGGCCTTATCCCAAAATGCCTGCATTTCCTGTTTATGTTCTATATGGTTGCTGGCGGTTCCCCAAAATCCCCAGGTTTTGTTTTGTGTCTTTAAAATCTCAGTCATTGTTTTTCCTTTCTAGTTAATGCTGATTTCAAATCTTTGGCTTTCGTCTTCCGGCTTTGTTTTTAAGACCCCGTTGCGTTCCAGGACCTCGGCGATTTCGTCCCGGTCGCCAGACCAGGCAAGGTAACATTCACCGGTCTTGTTTAATTCCTCGGTATCTTGCCTGTGGTAAAAGACCACCTTTTTGGCATCCATCGGTACCGCGGCCCAAGCGCAGGATTGACAGCACCAAAAGTTTTGTCTTGCAAAATATCCGAGCTTGCGGAGCTCTTTAAATGCTTGGTTCAGGTTTGCTTTCTTGTTCATCATGGCGACCTCCTTATTTAACCTCTATGCCTAAGTATCTGCAGTAGCTTGAGCCTGACGGGTCAGCGTAAAGTGTCGGCTGACCGTCTGCTGTAATCTCAACCACCTGGCGGTATTCGTGCTCATCGCAGTAGCCGCCTTTGCCTTTTAAGAAGCCGTAGTCGTTTAAAGGGGTGCGGCATACTCTTTTATGTTCGGCCGGTGTCAGGTTAATGGTTTCAACCACCGCCACGGTTTCAAGTCTGTCGCTGTTGGCTCTGGTTATGCTCTTTACTTCGTCGAGGTCGGAGGGCTTTCTGACCATGTAAGTTTTAACTGTTTTCATTTTAATTTCCTTTCGCTGTTGTATCTTACAAGTCAATGAACGCTCTTTTTCGAAGAATTATCCAGTTAATTATGCATTATAAGTGCTTGTTTCTGCATTATTTTTTGATATTTCGCCACTTTCTAGCAGAACAGCCTTTTTACCGGTCCAATCTTCCCATCTTTTCACGATAACATCGCAGTATTTCGGATCCAATTCCATCAATCTTGCGACTCGACCGGTCTTCTCACAGGCGATTAAAGTCGACCCGGAACCGCCAAATCCGTCCAAAACAATCTCGCCAACCTTGGAACTGTTGTTGATAGCGCGCTCAACAAGCTCGACCGGTTTCATTGTCGGGTGCAGGTCATTGTGCTGTGGCTTGTTATATTCCCAAATGTCGGATTGGTTCCGGTCACCACACCAATAGTGAGGCTTGTCGCTCACCCAGCCGTAGAGGATAGGCTCATACTGCCGCTGATAGTCAGCCCGGCCCAGGGTAAAGGTGTTCTTGGCCCAAATGATAAAGGTGGACCATTTGCCGCCGGCTTTCACAAATGCCGAGTAAAGGGTGTGAAGTTCAGACGAACTCATGCAAACGTAAGCGGCACCTTTGCAATACATCAGCATATTGGTGCAGGCATCGTAAAGGAACTGCTCGAAATTTTCGCCCAGGTTGTCGTTCATAATGGTGCGGCCATGGTTCGGACTGGTGTGATAACGGAGTTTGTCTTTCATCGTTGCGCCGTAGTTAACATTGTATGGCGGGTCGGTAAAGATCATGTCGGCCACGTCGTTTTGCATTAACTTTTTGAAATCGTCTATCATGGTCGTGTCGCCGCACATCAACCGGTGGTTTCCCAACTGCCAAACGTCACCATGCTTGGAGGTAGGTTCAACCGGGGCCTCGGGAACCTCATCATCTTCGGTATTACCGGTGTCCTGAATTTCGCCAAAGTTCTCGAGGGCCTTTAGTTCATCATCGGTAAAGCCGAGGTTAGTTAGGTCAAAGTCCTCATCCTTCAGCTCACCGATTTCCAATGCCAACATCTTTTCATCCCAACCGGCGTTGAGGGCTATCCGGTTATCGGCAATGACCAAGGCTCGACGTTGCGTTTCGGTTAAGTCCGGTAAGACGATGACCGGAACTTCTGTCATGCCTAAGCGTTGAGCCGCCAAAAGTCTGCCATGTCCGGCAATAATAACGTTATCCGAGCCGATAAGGATCGGGTTGGTAAAGCCGAACTCCTTAATACTGGCCATAATCTGCGCCACTTGTTCATCATTATGCGTGCGCGAGTTGCGTGCGTAAGGGATAAGTTTATCCATTGGAAAGTTCTGTTGAAATTCCATTTTTGCTCCTGAATTTGTGTGATAAAACAAAGGGTGACCACCCAAAATTAAAAAGTGACCACCCAAAATTTTAATTCGTTGTCATAACTATTTGATATTACTGTGCTTTTATGCAACCACTGACCACCCAAAATTTTTGTGTTTTGCTAGAAAAATGCCGCGGCTTGGAGCCCCGCATACGATCCGAAGAAAGTAAGGACCCGCAGCCCATCGGCTGTCAAAATCTGACAGCTAACGGGAGCAAAGCCAAGGAGAAAAACACTATATTAAACAACCAGTTTTTTTCGTTCAACCGGTACAATTGTAAGTGCTTGTAAAGTCTTGCGACATAATTTGGTGTAAATCGGTCGATCCAAGCCGAAGAACTTGATTAAAGTATTCGGTTTTTGGTTGCAAACAAGCGGACTATTCGTAACAACACCGTTCTTAACAGTTCGGATCAAGCCGCTGGGCAGTTCAGACTTGCCGATGCAAGATGAAAGGTAGACGAAGCATTCATCATTGTCGCCAAGATGTTCGGTTGCAAGGTAACGTGCGTAGACATTCAATGTTAAGTCAGCCTTGCTCGGGTCCTTGGTCCATGGCGAACCACCGCCAATCGGACAGGCGGTAGAGTAGAAGTCGCACGCCAATTTCCGACCGGTAACACCACAGTCAGCAATGGATGAATGGAATTGATAAATACCGGTGCCGTTCACGATAATGGACTTTGGCTGTGTCCCAAGCGCATCAACAACAAATGGTTTGATATCTTCCGGCTCCAGCATAGGTATGGCAACTATGGCTGTCACTATGTCACCGGTTGCATCATCTATGGTGATTTGTGTTTTTATATCAAGGCCAAGGTTAGATGATGTCCTTGCATGTTCATAAAGAGCATTATTTAGTTTGCGTGCCAGCCATAACTCGCGGTTGATTAAGCCCGGTCCTTTGCAGGCATAGCCCACAAACACGCCTTGATCTCCCCATCCATCGCGCTCGACACCTTGGTTGATGTCGGCCGATTGGACCCCGATTTTGTTTATGACCTCTATATGTCGAACATCTATGGCATAATTTTTCCATATACTAGAGTAATGTTCATCATAACCGATTTCTCGGAGAGCATTGCAGACATATGTTTCGATGTCTGACATATCTACCGAACCTTTGACCTCACCACCGAGCATAACACAGTTATCTTTGATCATAACTTCCACAGCGTAATGAACGCCGGGATCCTGCTCGATAAGTCTGTCTAAAATGTAACTTGAAATGTAATCGGCTGTTTTATCCGGGTGGCCGATAGACACCGCTTCAGCTGTTTTCAGCATAAGTTTTTCTCCTGTTTAGTCCGTTATAGTAGGACAAGTTGGCCTAAATCCACATCACCACGTCACCCGACGAGGTTGCTCTGATTATGGCAGATTTATTGGAAAATTACAACAAAAAAATCCGCCGGTTTGCCGCCAGCGGATTTCAATGCTATTGTAAAAATGTATAACCGGAATTGCCTGTTTACACTTTCGTCCCGATTATACCAATTTTTATAGCACTTTTTTTTGAAAATGTCTTGTCTTTTTATGTCTAGACATTTTTCCTGTTAGGTAACCGTGTAAGTAATTGATAATCCGAGAATATAGAATGTTCAGTTGAGGTCTTGAGAGCCCAAAATCGCGACAAAGCAACTTCCAAGGTATGTGGCAGGCTCGCTTCCAGACGAGACTTCTTTCTTCAACATCAAGAATAGGCAACCATTGTAAAATTACCTTTTCCCAGATGGCAATTTGTTCCGATGTTGGCTGCGGTGGAACTGGACGGCGGTCCATGAACGCAATCTCTTGCGGAGTATAGACAACGTCCGGCATACAGCACCGATATTTTGGAGGTCGTACCGGAGGCATGAGCCGCTCTACATAAGCCGCTGTTTCCAGATCTTTTTTGATTTGTTCAATCGTGATTGGCTTCATCTTGCGCCCCCTTTACTTTGCTGAGCATATCGTGACAGATGTCAGTCATGCTCTCCATTTCGGAGTAGGACAAACCGTTTTCTTTGCAAAACCATTTTCTGACAGCCTTTCGCCAATCCAGCGCGATGTATTTCTTGCCATTCATCCAACCTCGGTCAGAATTCCACTTCACAAACGCCACCGGGTCGATGGTATAACCACTTTCCTTGCAATAAATCGCTACTTCTTCAACACTCGGAGCACCTACGTATCGGGACTTATCCACATTTTCCGCCTCTTTATTTCTATCTTTTTTATTTATAAAATCATTATCGGACTCTTTATCTTCATCTAGTTCACTATCGTTCTCTTTATCTCTCTCTTTATCTTCCGGGCGGTCGCTTTGCGCTGGTTCAGGTGGCTCGCTTGAATTTCGCTCAGCGGTCGCTTTACGATTTGCAGTTCGCTTTTTTGCGTTTTGCGCGTTAATCTCGCATGTTTTAAGCCAACGCGAATTGCGCAATTCAATTACTTCTTGAATCGCATCAAAGTGAATTTTTTTCATGTCCGTTAATTTTACAGAAGTGCAACCGTATAAATTAAATTCGCACAGCGCGACAATTAAATCCGCGATTTCACTTTTCTTATAGTTATGCACAGCCGCGAGGAAGCCGGCAGTATCGAGCAAAATAGTTGTCTTTTTATCCATGATGCACCCCTTGGGATTCATCCATTGTTTTAATCCGGATCACACCTTGGACCCACCGTAGAGCAAGAACTGCGCGATGGTATTCCTTGGTCTTTTCTCTGTGCTTCAGCGTATGCGCAATTACTTCCTCCTTCAGTTGCGATTCAAATTCACGCAACTGTGTAAAAGAGAGGGCAATCATGCTTTCGACCGGGATATTTTGGATAATTTCATATACAGTTTTTGTATTCTTAACCATTTTTTTCTCCTTTTGTTTGGGTTGATACAAAAGGTAAAAATCCCGGAGGTAGGAAAACCCCCTCAAAAAAATTCAAAATTTTTTATTTTTTTGTTTTCCCCTTATTTTCCCCCTGATGTTTTCCAACACATTTTTAGATACATGCGCCTTAGCAGTTGCCTCATCGTTTGTGTATCCATCCAAAATTAATTGCACAAATTGCCATTCTTTTTCTGAAACAATCGACTTTAATTCTCGAATTGACATTTTGTTTTCAAATGTAGTTAAAGAAAAGTCCGAAGAAGGCTCCAAACCTTTTTCGGACATATCATTTAATGACATAGTAGCGAAAAAACCCGATTGCAACTGTCGCAACCGGGTTCTTAAAATTTGCTGTGCTTTTGTTTTTATTGATACAAATAAATAATCATCAGGAACTTCTTTCTTACGATAAAATCGCTCTAAATAAAAGAGGACTAAATCTTGAATTAAGTCCTCTCGTTCCTGATAACTAAATAGTCCTGTTGAAAAAATATATCGCAAATGAATCTTGATATATGTTACTACCCTGGGTGGTAGTCCATTGAATGAATTTTGTGTCATATTTTAACCTTTTGTTAATGATTTATACAAAAGGCTATATATTCATAAGTTTAATTTCTTTCAATGCGCACTTGAAATTTGAAATGCAGAGAATATCTGCATTAAATTTAATTTAAATAAAACGGAGATGGCTTAATTATATAAAGCCTAATTCGCGTTTTTGTTCCTCCCAAGAGTAAGGAAAACGTTCACGCAGTAGTTTGCGTAAGTTTAATAGTTTAGGCTGTGTGCCGTTGATTATTGCCATAATGATATCCGGGGCAAGCGTTGTCAGACGAATGATTTGCCCCATATACCCGCGGTCTATATTTTCCCGCCTTGCTAATTCTGTCACGGATAAATGTTTTTCTTCCATGATTTGTTTCCAATAAAATGCCAGTGTAACAGCATTAAAAAGTTTTTCATCACGATGAGGAGTTATTCTTTCCACAGAAGCCGGCTCAACAATAACTGTGCGACCGCGCTTTTGGCCAAACCGCACCGGATATTTTAATTCCAAAATCTTATTATTAAAGGCTGGATCAGGTTTTACCAAACTGCTTTCATACAAAGTTGCCGCAAACGGTTGCAATTTAATTTCAATGTGATCATGGCAAATAATTACTTTTCTAACTAGTTCTGATATAAAATTGTGTATGGTTCTAGGCTCAAAATATTTAATGGCATCACCTATATCACTGATAATTTTATGAATGTCAGCCGCGTTGCAATTATGTCCTTGATTTTCAAATTCTTTTAATAATCCCTGCTGAAATTCAGGAGCCTGAAATATACTTTTGATTTTATCAATAACAAATGATTCAATTTCTCCGGCAGGAATGCTTCCAACCTTGCAATGTGCAATTTTTGCACCTTCCTTTACCGTCTTCAGTGGTGTGTAATATTCGTAATACTTATTTCCATGTTTACTGCGCGTTGGGGTCATAGCACCGCAACATTCGCATTCTATCAATCCTTTTAATAAGGAGTGCTTAATGACACGCGATGGCCGGAATGCTTCACCTAAATTAGCTTTTCGCAGACTTTTGGTTTCGTCCCAAAGTTCTTGCGAAATGATTGCTTTGTGCTGGCCGTCATACAATTCACCTTTGTAAACAACTTTTCCTAAATAAACCGGATTATTAAGTATGTTGCTGATCATAGCATGATTAAAACTTCCTTTTGAAATATTCTTTCCGGTCTTAGTAATGCGCTCTTTAGGCTTATATCCTTTTTCATTTACATCACGCACTGTCTGAAATTGCGATCCTGTGCGCCTATAATCTTCAAAAATAAAACGCACAATTTCTGCTTCTTCTTTATTAATTACCAGTTTTTTATTTTTAGAATCATAGCCCAAAGGAAGCGGACCACCGGTCCACATTCCTTTCTTTTTACTGGCCGCAATTTTATCCCGGACACGTTCAGCCCCAAGCTCACGCTCAAATTGTGCAAATGAAAGCAATATATTTAAGGTCAGCTTGCCCATGGAATCACAGGTATTAAAATGTTGCGTGACAGAAACAAATGAACAACAGTGTTTTTCAAAAATCTTCACTAACTGAGCAAAATCCAATAAAGAGCGGGTTAGACGATCGATTTTATAAACAACGATCATATCAACTTTACCGGCCTCTACATCTGATAATAATTGTTTCAGGGCAGGCCTTTTAAGGCTTCCTCCGCTAAAACCTCCGTCATCATAATGTTCCGGCAGGATAACCCAACCTTGGTGTTTCATGCTTCTAATATAATTTTCACCGGCTTCGCGTTGGGCTTCCAAGGTATTGAATTCTTTTTCGAGACCTTCATCTGTTGATTTACGTGTATATATTGCACATCTGATAGGGCTAAAACTTTCCATTGGTTTCTCCTTTATTTTTCTTGCTTATCTAAACCAAAAAAATATCGTCCGGATATTTTGCGTCCGGTTATTTTCTTTGCCACCGCAGATAAGGTTTGATACTTCAGACCATTGAATTCAAACCCATCGGGCAGAACCACAACAACATGATCAACACCTAAATACTCACGGACAATTCGTGTCCCTGTCGGCGGCAAATTATTATGTGACCTAGACGGAACATGCATATTAGCTATGACCTGTTGCTGATGACTTGAAAGTCCTCCATAGGCAAGTTCCTGTATCCGGTAGGCCAGCCTCGAAATATAGAATTCTTTATTTTTGGATATAGGCGGCGTATCAAAATACTTTTGCCACATTTCTTGCAACTGGGTAAGCGACTGCCTTTCTAAAAGTGCTACTTGCATTGCTACTTGCATTCTTGACCTCCATTATTAAGACGTTCTTCGTTATCAACACGATACATGCTTGGAAATGAAAGATTATCCAGTCTTTTCTGCGCTAATTCACCACTTTCTTTAATTTTTAAATACTTAAGTAAGTCTGGCATTATAATTTTAATTAACTTTTCTACTTGGGTCATTTTGACCTCCTTTCGAAAGGTAAAAATCCCGGAGACTAAAAAATCCCCTCAAAAAAATAAAAAAATTTTCAAAAAAAACACGTTGGCAGTATATGTCATTGATTTAGAACAATAAAAAACATTTGGCGAGTATCCTCACTGAGGGTCACCTCATTGGATTTGAAACGCAAACAGCATAATAAATTATAGAAAGTGAGTAAATTTAATGATTTCTATAGCAAGAGGACAAATTAAATTGCCCAAGTGCTCGGTGTATACTTTTTGCGGCAGGTGTATACTTTAAAAGGTGTTACAATCAAAACGACAAACACTATTTATAAAATTTTGAAAGAGGGAATAGTGGCTGAAACAGGGCTTTAAGCAGGTATAAAAAAAGCGGATCCTAAAAGGTATCCGTTTTTATTTTTTTATATTGGTCGGGACAGACGGATTCGAACCATCGGCATCTTGCTCCCAAAGCAAGCGCTCTACCAGGCTGAGCTATGTCCCGTTGTCAATCGTTTTTCTTCAACAATAATATTTCCCGGCTTTCGTCCGTCCTTTGTCTTGCTGCAGCATCAAACATACGGACAACCGCTTCCCCGAAATTATCATCCGGCTTGGTTATAATAATTAGCCCGCAAAAAAATATTTTGCAACACCTTTT